AGACCCTCTCAGTTTTTTTTAGACCGTCAAATAGCGCCTACGTTAAAACTTTGGCCGGTACCTGAAAATATCACAGACATTGTTAAGTTTGATCGTTTAGTACGTATGGACGATGCAGACGACTACACCAATACTTTGGAAATACCTTTTCGTTTTTACCCCTGTTTAGCGGCAGGTTTAGCTTATTATTTAGCAATAAAACGTGCCCCGCAACGAATAGAACTTTTAAAAGCTATTTATGAAGAAGAATTTAGTAGAGCGATGGAAGAAGATCGAGATCGAGCTTCGTTAAGAATAACGCCGAGTTTTAGTTATTATGGGGGTTAATTGTGGCTAAATACGCTGTTGGAAAAAAAGCTTACGGAATATCAGATCGCTCTGGTTTTCGTTATCCTTTAAATAAGATGAAAAAAGAATGGACAGGAATGTTGGTGGGTTTTGATGAGTTTGAGCAAAAGCATCCCCAACTAAAACCGGTACGCAGTTTTTCTGATCCGCAAGCGTTAAAAAACCCTAGACCTGACAGAGTAGAGCCTATTGTTACTTACGTAGCTACACCGGTCTTGTCAGAAAAAACATTTACACCAATAAGGGCTTTTACTGTTATTGGTCAAGTTACGGTGGTTACAGCATGAGTTTTACATATGCGTCTTTAAAAACAGCTATTCAAAATTACACAGAAAATGATGAAGCTACTTTTATTGCAAATTTAGATGTTTTTATAAAAAACACCGAAGAAAGAATTTTAAAAAATAATCACTTAAGTGTTTTTAGAAAAAATGCTACGGGAACAATGACGGCTTCTAATCAATATTTAAACAGCCCTACTGATTTTTTAGCTCCGTTTTCGCTTTCTATTACTTCAAGTAGCTTAAAAACTTTTTTAGATTTTAAAGATGTTAATTTTATACAAACTTTTAGTCCAGACAGCACGGCTACAGGGGTGCCCCGTTATTATGCTCAATTTACGGTAAGTTCTTTTGTTATAGGCCCTACTCCAGACAGCAACTATACCTCTGAACTCCACTACTATTACCGTCCGGCTAGCTTAACGGCTGGCTCTGATGGTGGGACTACGTGGCTAAGTATAAACGCTACGCAAGCAATGCTGTACGGTTCTCTTATAGAAGCGTATACTTTTATGAAAGGCGAACCGGATGTTTTGCAAGAGTACGAAAAACGATTTTCAGAGGCTATGATTTCCATTAAAATGTTAGGTGAATCTAGGGAAACTACGGATGAATATAGAACCGGGAAAGTAATAAGAGACAAACAATAGGAATTTATATGTTTAGTGTTGAAGTAAAGGCAAATGTAAATGGTGTAAATGTTCATACTACTGAAAACAGAGGGTTTACACCTGAAGAAATTGCGGCTAGAGCAGTAGAAAAAATAGTTTCAATTTCTGACGAAGTTGATCCAATGGTAAAAGCTCAAGCCGAAGCTTTTAAAAGTAAAGTTTACCATGTTATTGTATTAGCATGTAAAGATGCAATAAATAGCGACAGAACCACTATGTGTAATCTTTTTTCACAACAAGGTCATAAAGATATGGCTGATATTTTAAGGAGTCTATAATGGCTATAACGCAAGCTATGTGTACCTCGTTCAAGAGCGAACTGCTTCAAGGCATACACAATTTTCACAACGGTTCGGGTGGTGGGACTACCACTACCACAGGTAGTGGTAATACCTATAAAATTGCACTTTATACAAGTAGTGCAACTATGTCAGCTTCTACAACCGCTTATGCTACAACAAATGAAATTTCAGGTACAAACTACACGGCAGCAGGAAATACATTAACTAATGTTGATCCAACTGCAAGTGGTACTACTGCTTTAACAGATTTTGCAGATACAACATGGTCTACCGCTACTATAACTGCTAGAGGAGCTTTAATTTACAATTCTTCTGCAGCAGCAGGAACCGCCGGTAGAGCCGTTGCAGTTTTAGATTTTGGCGGAGATAAGACAAGCACATCGGGAGATTTTACAGTACAGTTTCCTGCAGCCGATGCTAGTAACGCTATAATTCGTATTGCCTAGGAAGTTAGATGGCTACCGGTTGGGGTAGAAGTACCTGGGGTGACGATAAGTGGGGGGTTACCTCTGCTATATTCGGCGTAACAGGTGTAGCTGCAACTTCTGCTTTAGGGGCAGAAAGCGTAGTCGGTGAAGCTAATGTCGCTGTTACAGAATCAGCGTTAACCGCTTCGTTAGGTAACGCTATAACAGCAGGAGCCGCAGTAACTGGAGTTACTGCTAGTGCAAACGTAGGAACGCTTGGAGATGAGTCTGTAAGCGCCGGGGCGACAGTAAGCCCTACAGGAGTAGCTGGAACAGGGGGTGTTGGGTCCTTATCAACTATATCTAATAACAATTTAGATGTAACGTTAGCCGCAGCAACGGCCAATTTAGGAACCGTAACGCCAGAAGCAAACGCTGATGTAGCGGTAACGAGTGCATTAGCAACAGGCAGTATAGGATTTGTTAATGTTTGGAGTTTAGTAGATACTGGACAAACACCAAATTGGAATAGTATAAGCAACAGTCAAACACCAAATTGGCAAGAGGTAGCATAAAATGGCGAGCACATATGTAAATGATTTAAGATTAGAAGAAATTGCAACAGGGGAGCAATCTGGGACATGGGGCGCAACTACTAATACTAACTTGGAGTTAATAAGTGAAGCCTGGGGAAGTGGTTCCGAAGGCATAACAGGAACTTCGCACACTATTACACTAGCTGATGGTGCTAGTGACGCAGCTAGGGCCGTATCACTAACGCTTACAGGCTCAACTACTGCGTTAAATACAGTTACCCTAGCACCTAACACAATTAATAAAACTTGGATAATTCAAAACTCAGCGGGTTACGCAGTTTCCATATCGCAAGGTACGGGCGCAAATGTCGTCATACCTAATGGTAGTATTAAGATGATTGTTGCTGATGGCGCTGGTTCAGGCGCAGCAGTCACGGACGTACTTGATATGACAGGCGGTACAGGTAACGTAGGACTGGGTTCTGGTAACTTAGGTACAGCCTTAACTACAGGAACAGATAACGTAGCCATAGGTGAAGCATCCCTTGATGCAGTCACAACTGGCTCGGACAATACCGCAGTGGGCGATAACGCTGCTGGTGCTTTAACCACGGGCGGAAATAACGTAGCTATTGGATCAGGTGCTCTACTGGTAGCCACAACGGCTTCTGATAATACCGCAGTAGGAACTTTAGCCTTAACCGCTAATACTTCAGGAACAAATAACACAGCAGTTGGTTTTAGTGCTGGAGATGCTATAACAACAGCAAATAATAATACTGTAATAGGCGATAATGCGGGTGGAGCAATAACTACTGGAGCAGGAAACACAGCAATTGGACCTGATTCTTTACTCGGTACAACAACTCAAGCAAACAATACCGCAGTTGGCTTAGATGCACTTAAAGCTAATACCGCAGCAGACAACACCGCAGTTGGGTCTGGTGCTTTAACAGCTAATACTACAGGAACAAACAATACCGCAGTGGGTTTTGCTGCTCTTGATGCAAATACGACAGCTTCTAACAACACCGCAGTTGGAGATAATGCACTAGGAGTTAATACAACGGGTGCTGGTAATACAGCGATGGGTCCAGATTCGTTAGCAGCCAATACTACTGCAGCTAGCAATACCGCAATCGGCTTAGATACTTTAAAAGCAAACACCACAGGAACTCCTAATACAGCAGTGGGCGCGAGTGCTTTAACAGCTAACACAACTGGAGACGACAACACCGCAGTCGGTGCAAATGCTTTAGATGCTGCAACAACCGCAGATGCTAATACAGCAGTAGGCGCAAATGCTGGTGGCTCTTTAACAACTGGTGCTTCTAACACGGCTATTGGTAACGATGCTTTAGAAACTGCAACAACTGGAGCAGATAACGTAGCAGTAGGTGCTTTTGCTTTAAGGGTAAATACAGCAGATGACAACACCGCAGTTGGTAATCAAGCTCTGTTAGACAATACAACGGGCGCAAATAATGTTGCCGTTGGTAAAGACTCACTTCATAATAATACAACTGCGTCAGCTAACACGTCTGTTGGTATGGAATCTATGGTCACAAACACAACAGGAACAGCTAATGTTGCGGTAGGCTTTCAAGCATTAAAAACTAACAATGGTGACAACAACACTGCTGTTGGAAACGAAGCAATGGAAGCTAATACCACAGGTGGTGCTAATACAGCATTCGGTGCAGATTCTATGGGAGCAAAC